TTAGTTGATAATGCTGGTTTCGCAACCAACGAAAATAGAAAAAAAGCTTATATGAATAAATTGGGTGGCAATAGAAAAATTATATCTGGTGATGCTGGGACAAAGAAATCTGAGAATTTAGTTGCTAAAGTATCTTCTTTAGTTGAACTAAAGACATTTGACGCTAAATCAGTTAAACAAGGATTTACTACGGCAGCTAAACCAGATTTAGGGAAAGAAAACGAAGTTAAACCATCACAAGATGAAAATGTTGCTCGTTACTTTGAGAGTCATCCGATACTACATTCCTTTAGACCAGGACTACATGGTTTATTTGGTGTAAAAGGTGAAGATGGAAAAGTTAAGATGCCAAGTAGTGAACACTCAAGGGATTATTTAGAACAGAGTATTAACAATCCAGCTCTACAGAATACAATTGATTTCGCGAAAGAACAAGTTAAAGCTGGTAATGTGGATAAAGGTGTTTTGACAGCTTTGGAAAGTCATCAAAAAACAATGACAAATATATTAGAAAATTATGAAATACCAAGTGAAGAGGCCTCCCAAGCAATAGCAGATAGTTATAATTCCTTGATGATTGGTTTACAAAAATCTGATGATGAGATTGCAAATTCAATAATGAAACAACTTGCTGAAAATAATTTATATGAACAAGAATTGGCTGCTGGTGAAGAAGTTTATTTACCATCTGCTGGTAATTTTCCAGCTGGAGATAAAATTAAGGGTGGTACTTTGGAGAAAGTTTCATTGATTAGTTGTAAGTTTGGTAAAGAGGGAAGAATTTATGGATGCCCAGCAAATTCAAAAACAATATGTGAGTTACATCAAGATGAATCAAAACAAAACAATCAAGGACAATATCTTGGTGAAGATGGATATACATTGTTGATAAATGATAATTTAATAAAAGGAAAGGATAAAGGTGAAACTAAATCAAAGACAAAGAATTTTATAGAAGAAACTCTTAATGAGGTTAATTTAGGAGATACATTTTCAGAAGAAGAAATTATAAAAATCAGTACAATAACTGCTGATTATATGGAAGAGATAGATAGGATAAAAAAAGAAGTTTCTGATGCTAATCCGCCAGATAAAACTGCTTATTGGAAATTATTTTCTCAAAAATTAAAAGAAATAGAAGGTGATTATAAACAAAGACTTGGTGAAGTTGTAACTGTGGAACACGCAGCTGCTTTAATTGGTGAAAATAATGCTAAAAATTTAGTTCAAAAAGGTGGGGTTAAAGTAGAAGCTCTTATGTCTGCTATTGAGATAGCTAATAATATTAGAACCAATGAATCACTAAACGACTTAGAACATAATAAACAATTTTATGATGAAAATGGAGAACCAAACTTTGTAACATCAAAGGGAACTCAAAATCCTGATGATTATTCAATAACATTTAGAACAAAAAGAACTGCTGGTAGAACAGGTGGTGGTTGTCAGTTGTCATTTACTGGTGATGGAAAACCTGCACCAGTAGATTTAACAGATGATGGTGAGGTGATTGATGCGAAAACTGGTGAGGTTAAGGAAGTATAATGAAAACTCAACTACTCTGTACATTCACGACTCAACATAATCTTGAACAATCTATTCGTGACATAACAAAACATTTTAAAATCGTTTTTGATAAGATTTATGTATTACAAAACGAAGATAAACCAAAAGAATTAATCTGTACTTATAATGTTGACCAAAGTGATGATATAGATTTTAATTTAGTCAATAATACTATTTCACTACATAGAAAGAAAATAACCAACACATTATATACAATCAATGCACTTAATGAACTAATCAAGACAATTAATAATGGTGTATTAGATACGACTTATCAAGTACCTTGGGATGTGTATAAAAACATGATATTAATTTCAAACAAAGATGGGTTGTCAAGAATACCCACACGGATACTAAAGATTATAGATTTATAAATGGTTTCACCTATATATTTTTTTACCAGAAGTGGTTGTGTTTGGTGTACAAAGATGCAACCATCAATCGAACAAATCAATACTACTTTGTCTGATGAACAAAAAATACAAATTCTAAATATAGATGAAGAAAAATCTAAAGTAATATACGATAGTGTTGTTCGTATGAATAAATTACAAAATATAGTCCCCCTGATGTACAACTCAAATATAGGAACAACTCTTTTGGGTTATAAAGATAAAAAAGCTATTCAGAAGTTCTTACGGGCAGAACCAACTAAAGAAGTAAAACCATTAACTGCTATGCCGACCTTTAATATTCAACAATCAAATAAAAAAGACTTTGAAATTTGGAAAAAAGATGTTATATTATGGTATGAAAAAAATAAAAACGATTTGCCATCTAATGTCATACCTAAAGAACGAATGATTGATATGGTCTATACTCAGTTTATGGCATATCGAACAAAGCCGAAAACCATTGAAGATAGGTTAACTGCTTTAGAAGAAAAAGTTGAAAAATTATTAAAAAAATAACTTGGAATTTTAATAAAAAATTCGTATATTATATAAATTGGTTATCTACAAATTTTACTTTCGTAATATTTATAGAAAACAATAACACATAAACATAACTATGGAGAATAAACATGGATATTGATGCTATAAAAAGCCGTCTTAATCAGTTACAAAACACAACCACAAACGCGTTTTGGAAACCACAACCAGGAAAATCACAAGTCAGAATTGTTCCTTATACACATGATAAAAACAATCCCTTTAGCGAATTGTTTTTTCATTATAGTCTTGTTCCTAATAAAACCGTTCTTTCACCATTATCATTTGGTCGACCAGATCCAGTTCAGCAATTTGCTGACAAACTGAAGTCAAGTGGTAATAAAGATGAATGGATTCAAGGGAAAAGGATTGAACCTAAAATGAGAACATTTGTACCTGTAATTGTTCGTGGTGAAGAAAACGAAGGTGTAAAGTTTTGGGGTTTTGGTAAAACAGTTTACCAAGAACTTTTAGGTATAATCGCAGATCCTGATTATGGTGATATCTCTGATGCATCTACTGGTAGGGACATTGTTGTCGAAAGACAAACACCTGCCGAAGCTGGTAATCAGTATGGTAAGACCACTATTCGAGTTAAACCAAACCAAACTACTCTTTCAGAAGATAGTGAACTTTTGGAAAAACTTTTGAATGGTCAACCTAATATTGGTGAACTATATAGTGAACCAACCTATGACGAATTGAAAGAACATCTTTCAAATTTCTTAAACCCATCGGATAATGATGAAGGTTCAAAACCTGAACCTGAAATGGTTACTACTGAAGCATCTTCTAATGTAGAAGATGATTTTGATAAATTATTCAATTCATAATTCCCGCGGGCACGATGGGGGCGGTTTCCTCCTTTCTCCGCTCCCATCTTTAAAATAGGAGAAATTAATGTCAAATAGAGATGAACTGGCTGAAGTTTTAGCTGGTGAACTTAATAAACAATTTAAATCCCATCAAGTAGCATATTTTCTTGATGGTGTTCAAGATACACCAACAGATGTTACCGATTGGATTGGAACAGGTTCAACATTGTTGGATTTAGCAATATCAAACAAACCACATGGTGGATTAGCTGCTGGTAGAATTACAGAGATAAATGGTTTAGAGGGAAGTGGTAAATCACTTATTGGTGCTCACGCACTTGCTTCTACCCAAAAGAAAGATGGACTTGCTGTCTATATAGATACCGAGTCTGCTGTATCTGCTGAATTTTTACAAGCAATTGGTATTGATACTGATAAAATGTTGTATGTTCATTTAGAAACGATAGAAGATATTTTTGATACAATTGAAACAATCGTTACAAAAATTCGTGAATCAAGTAAAGATAAATTGGTTACAATACTCGTAGATAGTTTGGCTGCTGCTTCCACTAAAGTGGAAATGGATGCTGACTTTGACAAGGATGGTTGGGCTACTTCAAAGGCAATCGTTCTGTCAAAAGCTATGAGAAAGATTACACAACTTATTGCTAGACAAAGAGTGTGTTTAATCTTTACCAATCAGTTACGACAAAAACTTGGTGTAATGTTTGGAGATCCTTGGACAACAAGTGGTGGAAAAGCATTACCATTTCACGCTTCTACTCGTATTCGATTAAAGAATATGGGACAAATCAAAGATACTAAAAAAGATACTATAGGTATTAAAATCAGAGCTCAAGTAATTAAGAATAGATTAGGTCCTCCATTAAGGAGTGCTGAATTCCCACTTTTCTTTGATAAAGGTATTGATGATTTTGGAAGTTGGTTAGGTGTAATGAAAGACCACAAATTAGTCAAACAGGCTGGTGCTTGGTATACTTTTACTGATCAAGATGGTAAAGACCATAAGTTTCTATCAAAAGATTTTGGTTCATTACTCGCTGATGTAGATACACAAAAATATATTTATGATTCTATCTGTGAAAAGATAATTCTAAAATATGATTCTGGTCAATTAGGTATAGATGATGTTACTACAGACGAAGAGTTTGCGGATGAGTAATGAATATGATAGGAATTTATTAACAAAACGATTTTATGACTACGAAAATGATATTGAAACCAACCCTACAACACGAAAACTTAATGACCATGTTTTAGTTGTAGATGGTTTCAATACTTTTATAAGAGCATTTAGTGTTAATCCATCTTTGAATGAAGATGGTAGTCATGTTGGTGGATTAGTTGGTTTTCTAAAGTCAATTCGATTCACTATTAATAAATTCAAACCAACCAGATGTGTAATTGTCTTTGATGGGAAGAATGCATCTAAATCAAGACAAAAAATATATCCACAATATAAAGCTGGTCGTAAAGTAAGAAGTAGATTAAATCGAATGGTTGATTGGGTAGGTGGGCCACATGATGAAGGTGAGTCAATGAAACTTCAACTCACTAGGTTAGTTGAATACTTGGAGTGTCTACCCTTAACTATATTATCTCTCGATAATCTCGAAGCTGATGATGTTATAAGTTATATCTGTACCTCTACATTAAAAGATTCAAAGTGTACTATTATGTCAGCAGATAAAGACTTTTATCAGTTGGTAGATGATAGAGTTCAATTATATTCACCAACTAAAAAAATAACTTATGATAGAGAATTAATAAAAAAAGAGTTTGGAGTTTACCCACAAAATGTATTAACTTGTAGGGTTGTGGATGGAGATAAATCAGATGGTGTACCAGGTGTAATGGGAATTGGTGTTAAAACTTTAGTAAAAGAATTTCCTGTCTTAATAGAGGATAAATATTTTGATACTAAAGATATGTTGGATTCTGCTAAGTCAAAATCCACGAGAGTATCGGATATGTTGGTGAAAAACGAATATATAGTAAAGAGAAATTATGTATTAATGCAATTACAAAATCCTAATATAAAAAATCAGACTAAATTGAAGATAGTAGATACGATTAATTCTTTAGCACCCAAGTTAGTTAAATTTCAGTTACAAACATTGTTCGTAAAGGATAAATTATGGGGACAAATACCAAATTTTGATAATTGGTTGACAGAATTTAATATATTAGACCATTATTGGAAGAATAAGAAATGAATAAGACTAAAAAAATATCAGAATATGGATATTCCTTTCAAGTCAAGTTTATTGTTTGTTTAATTACAGATAAATTATTCTTAGAACAAATTGTAGATATATTAGATGGTAAATATACCAGTAATGATGCTTTTCGTTGGATTATAAATGAAATAAGAGAATATTATAATGAATATAAAGATACCATTACGATGGAAGTCTTTAAGATTAAAATTCAAGAGATAGATTCTGATTTACTCGTGGTTAATGTCAAGGATGTGTTAAAACAAGTGTTTCAAAATATGGAAGCGACAGACCTTGACTATGTTAAAGACAAGGCATTGGATTTTCATAAATCACAAGTATTAAAAGATGCCATAGTCAAGTCGGCTGAGATTTTGGAACGAGATGGTGATAGTGATGAGATAAAAAGTTTAATCGATAGTGCTATGCAAGCTGGTGTTGAGAGAAATTTAGGTCATGAGTATTTAGTGGACATTGATGCAAGATATGAAGAGTCGGCTCGTATCACATCACCAACACCTTGGGATATAATGAATGAATTAATGCAAGGTGGATTAGGACAAGGTGAGTTGGGTGTTGTTGTGGCACCTGCTGGTATTGGTAAGTCTTGGGTATTGAGTGCTATGGGTGCTTATGCTATATCTAAAGGATTGAATGTTGTACATTATACATTAGAATTAAATGAAGCATATGTTGGATTACGATACGATAGTATTTTTAGTGGTGTGGAGAGTCAGAATCTCAAATACCATAAAGAAGAAGTTATGGAAAAGTTATTTAAACTTGAAGGTAACTTAACTATCAAGTATTATCCGACCAAATCTTGTACTGTCAATACACTCTCTGCTCATTTGAAAAAAGTAACAACATTTGGAACTAATGTAGATATGGTATTGGTTGATTATGCTGATATTATGAGAGATGTTCATAAGTCACAAGAGATGAGACATGCATTAGGTAACATATATGAAGATTTACGAGGACTTGCAGGTGAATTACAAGTTCCAATATGGACGGCAAGTCAGGCAAACCGAAGTGCTTTGGATGAAGATGTCATTGAAGCTACTAAAGTTGCTGAAAGTTATGCTAAAGTGATGACAGCAGATTTCGTGATGTCGTTAAGTCGTAAGATAGAAGATAAAATAGGAAATACTGGTCGTTTTCATGTAATAAAAAACAGATTTGGTCCTGATGGTTTGACTTACCCAGCTCGTATCAATACAAACATTGGTAAAATTGAGATTTTTGAAAGTAGTTCAGTACAGGGTAAAGATGTCCAACATAAAATCAACAATAGAGACAATCAAACGAAACAAATGTTGTCTGCTCGTTATGAGGATTTGATGCAAGATGATAACTAATACTGAAATATTGTCTGAATTTCTTGGTTATGATGAGAAAGATTTAGAATTTGAAAAGGTTGTAAACAATCTTGATGGTTATGATGTAGATTATGGTGTTGAGGTTATATTTAGTTATTATCGTAGAAATGGATTTCCACACTACACGATACGAGAAGATGAAAAACACCAACATATGAGAAAGTTACAGAAGTTTGATGTCGATACCATATTCAAAGACAGTCAAATTATTCAAACAATGCATGGATTAAGGATGGCTTGGACATACTTTCCACATTTTTGGGAAGTTCAATGTGGAACTGCTATGAGAACACCTATGGAAACTTTTTTGGACGATGAAAAGTTTAAAGCCGTAATAAAAAAGTGTTGGAGATGGTGTTCTACGACTTATAAAGGTGAAAATGAGGGAACTAAAAATGTTTTTCATGAAAATAGACTAAGACAATCGTTAAAAATTTATACAGGCACACAAGCCGTAAGTAATTTCCGACCAACTGCTGCTAAATTAATATATGAAAAGTTCGGTGGTGATGTTATTTGGGATATGAGTTGTGGTTGGGGTGGTAGATTGATTGGATTTTTAGCAAGTTCACGAAAAAAGTACATTGGGACAGAACCATCAAGTAAAACATTCGAAGGATTGGAAAAAATAAAAAAAGATTTTAATTACTTGAAAAAGTCAGTAGAATTACATAAATTAGGTAGTGAAGTTTTTCAACCAGACAAGGAATCATTGGATTTATGCTTCACAAGTCCACCATATTTTGATACAGAGAAATATTCGGATGAAAAAACACAAAGTTTTAAGAAATATCCAACTAAAGAAGAGTGGACAAATGGATTTTTAAGAAAGACCATAGAAAATTGTTACTATGGATTAAAAAAAGGTGGTTATATGTTGTATAATATAGCAAACACACCAAAGTATAAATTTATAGAAGATGAGACACAAAATATAGCAAAAGAAATGGGATTTAAACAAGAACAGACGATTGAATTGACATTATCAAGTGTAATGGGAGCAGGATATAAATATGAGCCAATTTTTGTATTTAAAAAGAAGTAATTGGGAAATAACATTTTGGTCTTTAATATTTATGGTTGTGACATTCCACATATATTGTTAATATTTAAGGTTTATAAGGTATTAGATGAATAAAAAATTTACATTATCGGATAATTTCATATCCAAATATAAAAGAAAAAAACCAC